CGAAACTAACGTCAGAAATGAACAATCAAAATGAAGAGCAGTTTTCAACTTACGAAGACATAGGAGACAGAGCCTGGGGAGAAGACTAGGATTAGGGACCTTAGGAGACAGGGCTTCGTCAAGTCGTTTTCCAAAGAGACAATCAGATGGAGGTTGTTTTTGCAATTGCCAAGAAAATAGAAGAAACTGAGAACTTAAGAGGTAAGCCTCTACTCGACATTGACAACTTCGAGATTCATTAAAAGATCTACAACGCATGTTAGGGCTTTTAGATGGAAGAGAAACAAACCATGGAACAAACATTCACACTTTGCTTTGATGGCTAGATGGAAGATCAGTTCACTTAAACAGTTGCAATTTGCTCTGAGTCAGTTGACGACAAGAGGCTGAACACACCCATAATAAGGGGAACTCACGAGCTTCACGCTTACGGTTATCCTCCTAACCAAATTGGCCAAAGAGATGTGAAAGCAACAAAAGCAAAAAGTGAAAAGATTTAGATGCTTCTGCACGAACAGCTAGGTCATGTCAAGCTCAAAAAGGTGAAAGACATAAGCAGCACTCCTGAAGGTTAGGATTTCTCTCAAAAGTACAGTCTTTACAAATCGGAACTAAAAGTTAATCCTGTTTACAAGCAAACTGAGCTGGTAGATTTGCTGAAGCTAACTTCATAGCCTCAAGCCTTGTTGCCGGGTTAAAGGGATCTTTTGGATTAACTGGAAGTGGGCCTGATCTCTCCTACTACAATTTTCTTCATTAACAGGCTGGTTCTCTTGCAGCACCTGTACCTTGTGGCTGAAAAACTCAAAGACTACAAGTCTAAGACCGTGGCTGAACAAACTGTGTGTGAAAACATAAAAGTTGTTGTTTTCCATCATGGAGGAGGAAGACATAGATCAGGTCAGACAAAAGAGGATCAAAAGTTCCACTTCTACTATGAAGTGAATGGTTAGAAAGGCAATGTTCATATTCTTAGCTACCAACACTTGGATCATCAAATTGACTGCACATTCACAGGACTAGCCATATCCATGCTGATGAACCAAAAAACCATTCTTTTTTACAAGCTTCTCAGCACTTCCATTTACCCGTCTAGATACAACTTGATAGATTTAGACAATGCAGCAATTAGGAATTGCAGCACAAAGCCTTTAAAGGACAGGTTGGGACACTTTTTGGAAAAGCAACACTAGCTGAAGTGTAGCAAAGGTTTAGTCATTTCAATTTTGACTTGCCTGACGATGAAAGAGTCATTTGCACAACTGCTTTTTAGCCAAAAGTTATTCCTGCCTGTGCCCTTTTCCAGTAGCATCCAAAAGATAGAAGCTCTTGAAAACTTTTTGTCTAACTAGCATGATCCTAGAGAAAACGACTAGGTTGACCCTGAAGTGTTGCAAAAAAGGGACTTAAATGAACGAAAAGTGGAAGAGCTTTGCAAGCATATCACCTTAAATGCAAAGAATCTAGAAGCTTTAGGGCTCAATACTGAATAATTCTTTGAGCAACTGAAAGGCGTTGCGAGCTAAGAATTTAACTTAGAGAAGTATGCCAGCTCAACAGCAGGTGCCAACTTCATCATGGAAGAGGACTAAGTGAAATCCGAATCTACTGCTAACTCTATACAAGTTTCAGCTCTTATGTCTTCACACTAATACTCCAGAGGAGAAGGAGACTCTCTCCTTAGTCTACTTTATTGTTAGTAGAACAGTTTGCCCTTGTGCAAACTGAGCAACAAGCTATCTGTTTCAGCTCCAAGAGAGATATTCGTCACTTCTCCTGTAGTTAAGTGTTCTTTAGCTGTAGTGGAAACGATATCACAAACTTTAGGAAAGTCTTCCAGACATGAGATGCTATCTCAACCAGAAGAAAAATTTAATCGAGCCAAAGAAATATTCAAGAAGTTTGTGGAAGACAAGAGCAATGGAGTCAAGTGTTTACTGATTTCAATAGATTTTAGTAAATACAACAATCACTTCCACATCTCTTTGATGATAAGGATGTTAGCTGCTATGGAAAGCTTCATGGGGAAAACGAACATCAGCACTTTCATGAAACAAACTTTGAGGTGGTTCAATTACAAAAAATTGCTAATTCCGGAAGTCATAGTTAGTAGCCTTAAGAAAGTCGTTTAAGAGACTGTCACCTGCAAAACACAGTATGCATCTTACGTGAAGAGATTCCCTTATTGTATGAAAATGATGGATATGCTTTTGGAAGGTCATCAAGACCCTTAGACAGGGGTCATAGCAATGCCTTATGGGTTCGGTCAAGGCTTGCTTAGTGCTACTTCCTCTTTTTTGAACACTTTCATATGGCAGTTCATAATGCAATCTTAGAAAGGAGAAGGCATAATCTCTGATTATGATTTCATTGAAACTTCAGATGATGTGTTGCTTTACGTGAGAACTGAGGAGGACTATGATCATTTTCTGTCTAGAATTGCTGATGATTTCAAGGACTTTGGCTAAGTGATTTCTATCAAGAAATGCTTACAAGGAAGTTACGTAGAAAATCCTACAAGCAGTAATCAGTGTCTTGGTGTCTTCAACTCTACTTACTTCAGCCTTAATGAGTAAATAAAGCCAATCCCTGATCCCTTAAGGAAGCTGAGAGGCATGATTGTCGCCCCTAAAGACGTTCAAAGAGTTAATCGAGCACAAGAGTTAAGAAGCAATATACATCTCAATTCTTCTTCATTTAGCAAAGAAAATGTATAGTTGATGGCCAAGATTGCAACAGTCACATCAACTTATAGAGCTGGACTGAACGTACATGCTGATTACTATGCAGAAGTGATGAAGACTTTTGGAGGTGTCACCGTCTTAGTTAACGGGTCTATGAAGCACGAATTGGGAAATGGTAGACCAATAAACCCAGTTGTTCATGATTTACTAGCGGTGGAAGGTTCT